ACTCTCTTCCATGCGTTCGGTGTTTTTGGTGCTTAATCCCACACCAAAGCAGAATCAAGACAATGTTTAAAGTTATTAATTGTTTCATTTGTACTTGGATTGGGGGATTTATTGAACTAGATATGCTTAAACTTTAATAATATAGTCAAAATTGGCGGGTTCCGAGGCTGTCAGGTCGGGAAGGTTGAAGGTTGTGGAACCGTCACCAGCACCGTAAACCGTGCCACACGCAAAGAATAGGGGATAGAACGCCGTGCGTGATATGGCCGTGCCGTCACACCTTAACCAGCCGTCGGGCTTCGTGACGTTGGATGTGATAAGCATTACGGAACCAACGGGGCAACCGTCGTTTGCGCCGCGTTCACGGGCTACTTGATAGCTTTGTACGTCGTTTGCGGCTGCTGTTTGACCCGCCGTGACGCTGTAAAGGATTTCCCCAAGGAAACATATTTGAACGGTCGCCCACGATGCGCCGCCCCAACGTTGGGTAATGCCCGTATTTGGGTTGTACCACAATTGGTTTGTTGCGGGGCTAGTCGGGGCAATAGGGTAGAATAGCGGTTGCACGTCCGTTTCCGAGTACGTCACAACTCCCGTTCCCGCGTTCCGTTCCGCGTATGCCCACGAATAACTTAAAGTTTTGGCGGGGAAAACGTTGTTCACGTCAACGTTTGTCGTGACGGGGTAAAGATAGTCCTTTGCCCGCCCAAGCGTGTCAACGCCCGCCGCAAATGCGAGAACGACCGTAGATGTCGCGCCGGGGATTCTCCACGCTGTCGCGGATTGGCGTTTAATGGCCTGTAATTGCCCCGTGGTTGCGTCGGAAGGTGCCGAGAGGGGGCAATTCCTAGACCTAGCGGGGAGAACGCCGTTTAAAACGAGCGTACCGTCTTGTGTGCCTTCCACTTGGTCGCGTAGCCACTCCGTGCGATTGCCCAGCTTTTGCGCTTGGGCGTTGTCATAGCCCGCCGTCGGTTCGTCCGACCCGTCAAACGTGACACTTCCGCCGATTGCTAGCGTAGTTGTTTCTATTTTAAAAATGTCCTTCCATTCGGAAGCTAATGTAAGTTTTGCCATATCAAATGTATCTAGTTTCTACTAACTTTGAACGAACATTTTTGTTCTCTAAAATCAAAACATCTATCAATTCTTTTACGGTCGGGCTAACAGGTACGCCGTTGTTGTCAATGGTGACGCTAAAATATGCCCAATGCCCCGCGCCGTGGTTCCATTCACCATCATGCACCCAACTTCCGTCGTGATATTTTGCAAAAGGCATAATCCTCTCCGTGACCGTGACCGTATCAAATCCAATAGTCCGCAACGCCTCTTTAATCGCCCAAGCGGTGCCTTTGTATCTGTGAAGTTCAATTGCCCGCTTAATCAATGCCCGCCGCTCCGTGACCGTCGTGGCGGCGTTCCATCCTTTGTTTCCTAAAACGTCGAACTGTTCCGCCAAAAAATATAAAGCATCCTCATTAACCAAATCAACCAAGTACACAAGTAACGCCTCTACCTCCACCGCTGCCATGCGGTTGCCTATCAACGTATCAAACGCCGCAAGGTGGGGGTATTTGGTAAGCGCACTAGCCAACGACATAAGAAGTAATTGAAACGGTTAAATTATCAAGTACGGCGAACTCCGTGGCGGCGCAAATTACGTTTGTCCATCCCACTAGAGTGACCTCATAAACGCCGTCAACCGTTGCGGCGGCATATATGGCCGTGTCTATAATGTCCTGTCCTAATTTCTGCCTGCGAAGTGTAGCCAATGCCGTCACCGCCGCCTCAACCGCGTCCGTGACCGTTGCGCCGTCCGCCGTGTCATAGCAGGTCAATTCTATTTCAATGTCGTACAATGTGCGAGTGGGAGCGATAACCGTCACTAGGTCGGTCAATGGCCGTACACGTTCCGACGAAGTGGCAACTTCTACCGCGTCAAGTACGGGCGAAGGTGTGGCGGTTCCGTCGCCCATCAATGGGTATAATTCGACCTCGCCCGCGCCTGGGGATATTACCCCAACGTCCACCAATGCGGCGGAAGCGGACAATGCCCAATATTTATAAGCACCAACAGACCCCGCGTTGCTATATCCCCCCGGTGCTAGTTTGATACGCGCCCTTAGTTCGTCGTCCGTTTCTTCTTCCGCGCCGCCGCCGCTTGGGTCAACGTTGGTGCAACTTGTCAAATAGGCTTGCACGTCAATAATTGTCGTGATTGAACCCGCCACATATCCATTTCCAGCAGTTCCCGCCGTTTGGCACTCCGCCAATACTACGGCGGTCGTCACTCCAGCGGTGACGTTTTGCGCCTCTTTAGTCCTAAATATCGCCTGTCCGTCAACGGAACTGACGCGGGTTCCCGCTAGGATGGTAACGCCCAAGTGCGCACCGGGCAGCGTGAACGTCAGTTCAACCTCCGCCCGTGACGCTGGCAGGCGCGTAACGCCCACAAGTTCGCCCAAGTAGTCCAACATTGGAGCCGAGGCAAACGATACCAAAGACTGCTCCGCCGCGCCTTGGATAGCGGAACGCAACAAAGATTCACGATATGCCCACGCGTTGATGAGTAGCCGTTCCGCTTGCGCTGGTGCCAACGTCCGCGAAACAAGTGCCTCGTAATCCGCCACCATTTCGGCCACAATTGCGGCAACGTCGTTATTTATAAATATTGGTGCCGCCATTATATAATTATTTTGTTTACACCGTCACCTATTTTCGATGTCCAGTTAACCGTAAAACTTAGTTTTCCTTCCGCCGTGGCCGTCCATGTGATTGTCTTGATTTCCGCCCGTGGTTCCCATGTTTTCACGGCGTACAACATTTCTTTTTGGAGGTTTGGAGCCGCGATATTTTGCGGCAAATCAACGTATTTAGCCAAGTCCACGCCAAATGTAGGACGCAAAGGGTCGCTTCCTTTTTGCGTCGCCAGTATAAAATCCAAGCATTGCCCCACGTCGTCCGCGTCGGTCACTATTGTGCCGAAATTTAACGCCGATGGTTGCCAGTTGTTTGTCATGGGGCAAAGATAATATAATTAATTTGATTATGGAATAGGTGTTGAAGGTGCGCCCGTTGCTGCTGTTGGGTGTTTGTGCGTCAAAAGGGTAATCAATCCGCCCGCGCCCGCTTTTACGTCCGCCGTGGTAACGATATTGCCCGTTGCGGTGATGGTTCCCGCCACTTCTACATTGCCCGTGATGTCAACGCCATTTGCAGCGTCGATATGTGCCGTGTCGCACGTTATCACTATGTCGCCGTCCGCCGTTATGTTGATGTAACGCACCCCCGAAATATCGAGTTGATTGTTTGCCCTATCATATTTGAACTCCGCCCCGTCGCTAAATGTGACACTTTCCACGTCGTCACCATTTGCCGGCGGCACCTCATCAACTTGTGAATAAATTGCGCCCACGATTACGCCCGTTTCAAGATTTTCATCCATCAAACAAACCACCTGTTCGCCGATGTCAGGGAGGTGATAGTGTTTGTTCGATTTCGTGGCCGCTACCAAAATAGGCAGGGGCATTGAAACGATATTGTCCGCCAAAAACTTCACACGACATTTGCAAGTTGCCGCGTCGCGTTCCGTCACTATTCCAAATTTCATCTTTGTTGCAAGTTTTCGGCAACATCCGCAATTTTCCGAGCATCAACCGAGGTCGTGTAACCGCCCCCGCGTGACATTGCGTGTGTGCTTTGTGTGATGGAATAACGCCCCGACGCTTTGCCGATGCCCGTTTGAATAAAATTATTTCCCGACACAAGCAATATTTTGCCCGTGGTGGTGATGCTGATTGTTTTTGTGTCCGCGTTCTTTGAGTGAAGAGCCGCTTTTGCCTGTGTTTCAGCGCCCGCTCCGTCCGTTGCCCTGCTCCTTACCTCCAAATCATCTTCAGCCCCGTCCGCGTCGTATTCTAAATTCGTTTCGTCCGTTGCCATGATTGAAGATTCAACCACCGCCGCCGTGTTGGGGTCGTGATATGCTACCCTTGCTTTTCGGTAGGTCTGAAAACTTTTGTCGCGATACGAAAAAGACATTAAATCGCTACGGTGCAACGTCAACACCCCCGCCGCTTTTTCGATGTCCGTTTGCGCCATAAAAATAAGTTGTTCGCCCTTGACGCTGAAAATTAACCCGTGTTGCGCCGCTATTCTTGTTAAAAATGCTAGGTCGGTTTCTTGGTTTTGCGTTACGCGGTCAATCATTACGCCGTCTAATTTTGACACGGTTTGGTCAAAAGAGTAATCTTTGAGCGATGCGCTCACCTCGCTAAATTTTCGGCTAACGTGCTTAATCCAGCGGTCGTATTGTGTGGATGATTGCAGGGATTTGTTAATCTCTTCCAAGTCCACCGCGTCGCG